GATTGGAGCGGAGCAGAGGACTTGAACCTCCATCTTTAGGTTGGACACCTAACGTAATCATTATACTAACTCCGCATAATATAGGTATATTATAACACAGAACCTATACTAATGTCAAGCCGCTTCGTCAACTAAATTCATAGATTCTTCATCTAATCCAATAGAATTGATAAGTCCGTTCTTATCTCTTAACACACGTCTGGCAATTAGGTAAGCGATACTACCTCTTGCGTTTCCTGCCAGTCTACCACGGATCAGATCTGTTTGTTTCTGATTGACTGATACGTAATTGCGTAACGCTTCTACCAGTTCTTCGGTTGAGTAAGATATATCTGAATTTTCATTCTTGATTAGAAGATACGCAAGACCAGTCAATAGATAACCAGAGATAACTTCTTTAGGATAGATTTCTTGAATAATATTTGATGATTCAATAAAGTATTCTTCTTCGATATTATCTTTTTTAAAGTAATTGTCACGCACCTCAACAAAACCACCGAACACTCGTCCGCCTGGATTTAACCCTTCGATGTCGAGTCTACAGTTTTTAATTAGTTTCAAAAGTTCTAATGACTGTGGTTCACCATAGACAACTTCTGATTTAAAGATTTCTTCTGCCTTCATACTTTCTTGGTCTGCATTGCGAGACTTGAAGTACCGTGCTTCCTGTTTCTGACAATCTTCGTTTGTTGCGTTCATTGGGTGTACGAACTGTGATGACTTAACGTGAGTCAATCCACATAGTCCAGCCATGATGCAACGTCTTAAACCATCCCACACATAACTGTCGCCACTAGGTCGTATCGCAACATCAACTACACCAGCAGAGTACATGTCAAAACCTTCTAGTTTTTTTAGTTTGTTGATTAACTTCTGAAGACGAATAATACGTTGATAGGTCATATCAACATAGAGAGACTTCAAAGGAACCACGCCGACTTCCGATGGGTTGTAACATGCATTGGTCTTCATTTTAGCCAATGTTTTTGATTTCATGTTGGTAATTTGTAGAACGGTGTCAATGATATCCTGAATGGATACACGTTCACCTTTAAGATCTGATAGTACGCCAGAAACGGCACTAAATTTAGTGTTACTAGTAATCATTATAATCTCCTTAGATTATTTTATTTTTGACATTCGGTATGAATGCCTTACTATTATATATAAGAATCTTATCTTATAATATCGATATCGTCTGCATTGACGTTCCAAGTTTCTACTTGTCTACGCAAACGACCATCACCCTTGAGTTTGTCATAACGCTTGACGGCATTCTTTCTCCACCATGCGGTAACACCCTCAAGAGAGAATCTGTCAAAGTTCTCTTTCTTGATCAATGTATCTGTTTCTAGATTCAAATACGCAGGGACATTGTCATACCCATAGGTAGACACGAAAGAACGTTTACGTTCCGTCAGTCCCTTTGCATCCGAATAAGTTTGACAGAACTTCTTATAGGCATTCTCATCATGTACCTTGAGAGAGGATTTGATAATAGATGCCATCTTGGTCTGTGTTTTTAGTTTACGAGATGAGGCGTCCACAGGAACCAAGGGTTCACCACCATTCTTTTCAATGAACCACGCACTTAGTCTGCGGTAAGTATTGTCATTGATTAGTGGTAAGAAGTTTGAATCTGTCAAACCATTGAATCGCAGAAATGGTTTCATACCATCATACTGCGATACAGACTTTGTTGATCCATATAACGAAGTAGTCTCGAACATGCAGAAGTTTGAATTGTACTTCTTGTTCAATGCCTCACGTGTGTGGTGGGAACAACAAATTGCGGCCAGTAACTTACCACCAAGATAGTTGTAACCAAACGGTTGAGTCGGTACAATGTTGAACCCCATGATTGCGGAATCATTGAACCGTTTCATTACGTCTGGATTCATACTGTCTAGTGGTCGTCCTAACCATTCGTTCCGTGGTTTACTATTAATAGTAGGTGACCCGAAACGAATCATACCAACAACACTGTTAGTATTCTTTTCCTTGATAACCCACTTCAGTCCTTTGCCTGGGATTGATGCTTCCACAGGTGCGGACGTGACAATCTCCATGTAGGACATGAACTGTTGTGCGGGCGATTCTTGTATTACAAACTCCATCTCGGACGGATGGATATCGAAGTTGCTGAACAGATCTTCTTCTGGCCCCATGCCAGGCAGAGAGTATGGAAAGGATTCCATACGTTCCATCTTGATCTGTCTCATGTATTCATCAATACGTTCGATGTTCCCGAAGAACTCATCAAAAGCATTGGCTGCGTATAACGCATCTTTATGTTCTAAAATCATTTACTTTCCTCATCATCTGTTACACATTATACAGTATGTAGCAAAGTTTGTCAAGTAATTTTTAAACGATCTTGAGAACGGTGACCTTTATGTCTTCGAGATATATTTGTTCTGTCTATGTATTCCCATGCAACACTGTACCTAAACCGATCACTGGTATTACGGTAACAACTGTGGACTAATAATGGATGGAAAATTACGGCAAAAGGTTCGTCTAACTCTATGTCAATCACGTTATCCCATTGACCTTCCTCGATCCAAGTAAATATGTTATGAGATGATTTCGTGTGTGGGAAATCTTTATGATGAGAGTTAGGCAAAATCTTTAGACAACCATTTTCTTTATCTGTTCCGTTGACAAATACGTCACAACTTATCATATTATTAGGATCAGCGTCAATATAAAAGTTATCTTGATGCCATTCGACAGAGAAACCTTCTCTTGGAATCATAGGGAAAAACTTTGAGATATATGTGTCTATATCATCGGACTGCAATATTTTTTTTGCGTGATCCACAAGTTTTTTGTTACGACCCAACTTATAGAATTTATCGGAAGCCTTCATTGCGCCATCGAGTTTTATCGGGTTTCCTTTTCTGTGATAGACCCAACCATCTTTCTTATCACCATTCATAGCGTATTTCGAAAGACGATCGCACTCATCATTTAACTCTACGAGTTCGTCTTCCGTTAGGAAATCAGTAACTACTATATACCCATACTCTTTAAATTTATTGATATCTCTATTCATAGTGATATTTATCGTGTATAAATAGAAGCATACAGGAGAATTATTAATATGGCAGAATTAACTTCTAACAAAAACTACTTGCAACCGACTGGGTTTCGTGTTATAATAAGTAGGCAAAATTACCCAAACCTTGAGTATTTCGCACAGGGGGTGACTCACCCTGGCTCTACAGTTTCTCCATTAGAACTGGGTACGCCAAGAATCACGTCAATCCCCTTGGCGGGCGACAAGATTACCTATGGTAGTTTATCACTAGATATTATACTAGATGAGAATATGACATCGTATAAAGAGATGCAAGATTGGTTAGAGAACACTCTTGCTCTTAATCAGACATCTAATACTGATGCTAAGTTTAATCCTTATCAAGATATAACGGTAGGCATTCTATCTAGTCATAATAATGAGAATATACAGATTCGATATAAAGACTGTATACCAACTAACATAAGTTCGATCGCTTTGACTGCGAATACATCGACTGTGCAGTTTTTAACATTCAACGTGGAGTTTAGGTTTTCATCATTTGAGATAAAATAATATGAAATTTATTGATTTGAAGAACCGTGAGGTTCTTAATATATTGGAAAGAGTTCGTTACCTATACCGTGAAAAGTATGACATGCATAAAATCACGAGACAGAATGGTCACGGAAGGCGTGCAGAAGATTTTACTTCTTTAGAGTATATGAAAAAGGTTGTAGCCATGGGTACTAAACACGATGGTTTTCCTAGACAATCTAAAGCGTTACCTCTGAAGCCAGAAAACGCCAAGAATAAACCACCATCTTATGAATCTGACTTTAATGAATGGAACACAGAGTTAAGAACCGAACTTGGGGTAAAACATTGCGCCCTTTCTCAGTTGTATCCGCCTGGCGGTTTCATTGATTGGCACAATAACGCAAATGCAAGTTCATTCAATATTATTTTCACGTGGAACGAAACTGGTAACGGTAGATTCAAGTGGTTAGATCCCGATGGAGAAACCGTTCACACAATGCAAGACAAGAAAGGATGGAGTGCTAAGTGCGGTTACTTTGCTAGGTATGGAGAAGAAGATAAACCCTTGGTATACCATTGCGCTTCAACCGAAAGTTGGAGGATAACTGTGTCCTATATACTAGGGTTCAATGAAGATTATTGGGAAGATATGATAGATCATTTAGAAAGTGAGTAGATTATGAAATTAGATTTAGAAATGATACTGAGTGAGTGGAAGACAGATTGTCAAATCCCAACACATCAACTAGACGAAACGTCTCGTAACACACCGATGTTACATGCAAAATATTTGCAATACCTATCCACGGCCAAGTTGTCCTTAAAACGTGCAGAACATGTACAGAAGATTTTGTTGAAAGACAAATGGTTGTACTACAATGGCAAGATGGATGAGAACGCCCTTAAATCTAAA